TCCGCTTGGCTCAGGGGCTCCAGCCCCTTCGGTGGGGGTGACGGCAGCGGGTCCGCCAGCCACTGGAGCGCCTGCTCCACTTGGTTGTTCGACAGGTTCGACAGCACTTGGAGTCTCCGGTTCGGGCACCGCAGGTGCCGGGGTGGGCACCGCAGGTGCCGGGGTGGGCACCGCAGGTGCCGGTTCAGCCGCCACGGGCGGCGCAGCGGGTTCAACGGCGGGTGCCGTAGGTACCGCAGGCTCAGGCAACCGCGCCAAGAAGGCGTCGATCTTGGCGGCTGTTTTGGCGCTTGCGTTGGAGCGGTTCTTGTATCCCTCCAGCACCGTGCGGATCTCAGGGTCCGTGACAGACTTACCAACCAGTGCGTCGTGGATCTTGCCCTTGGTGAATCCGATGGTCTTGATCGTCGCGCTGTCAAGCACGTCAGGCAGCGGCGCAGGGGCACCCACCTTACGGACCTTGGGCTCTTCGACGGGTGGTGCAGCCGCAGGAGCAGCCGCAGGGGTCTCAACCGCAGGCGGGACGAACTCTTCGCGCCGCACGATCTCAGCCTGCTCGACCTCTTCAGCGGTCAAGAACTGCTTGGCACGCTCAGTCGACAGTCGGTTGGCATTGACCTCAGCGACGACGATGGCCTTGCGCTTCTCACTCGCCGCTTTGAGCGCCTCGTTGCGCTCCTTGGATTTCGGCAGGCGCTTCACCTCCTCGCTGTAGCGGACAAGCTCCGCGTAAGTTTCAGGCAAGGGTGGCATCTGACGGGCGGCCTCCGCCGCCTGACGCTCGGCCTCTCGCTTGGCCTTGACCACGTCGATCTCGGTCTGGCCTTCGGGCGGCACCGGCTCACCAGTACCCCGGGCTCGACGACCCAAAGCGAGGTCAAAGAGACCCTGTGCCAGACCACCCACGGCACCGCCGTAAGCCGCCTGCTCACCAAGGCCCTCGATGAGTTCCTGCTCGGGCTTGTAGACGCCCCGGGCAATCATGTTCTGGGCAAGGCCTGACGCGGCCTCCTGAGCGGCTTCCTCGCCGCTTGCGATGGCGATCCGCTTGATGCGGTCGACCGCCGTCAGAACCTCACCTTCCGGCACGCGCTTGAGAATGCGGAACGGCGCGAAGACCTCCAAGGCCCCCGGCAAGGTGCCCAGCGCGGTCGCTGTGGAACGCTGCTCTTCAGTGGCACCCTCGGTCTCGGCTCGCGTCCGCGCCTCGCCTGCACCGGCCCCAACGCCAAGGCCTACGGCAGCAGTACGGCCCGCCAGACCCAACGCCCCAAGGGGCAACATAGGCAAGAAGGACCCAAAGGCCTCACCGAACTTGCGCCCGACCGTGTCCCCATACCCCGGAGCCGGGGCGAAGGGTGCCTTGGCAGCGCCAGCCACCTGGGCGATAGTCTCCCGCGTGGGCTTCTCGTACTCCTCCGGCAGGAGGGCTGAGGCACCGATGGCGGCTTGCTCTACGAGCCCGACCGCACCGGGGATGACACCCTTGAAGGCTTCGCCTACTTGGCCGAAAAAACTCGTCTCAGGGACCTGCCCTGCTTCAGGCGATTGCGCCAGCACCGCCTGAATGACTTGTTCCTGTGTCGCACCCGGTGGCCCCTCGATCTCATACGTCTTACCGTTGGGGGCCGAGATGCGATAGGTTGTCATGGCTTTTCGACTACAGTAGCTGTACCCCACCCTTGGGTGGTAGCGCCCGGGGCCGCACTGGCTTGACCGGAGGTTGGACTCATTCTAGCTACACCATACGCCTGTGCAAGCGCATTGAGTGCCGCCTCAGCGTCTCGAACACGCTGTTGGGCTCTAGGGTTGCTTGGCGCAATAGCCAGAAGTTTCACCGCTTCTTCGTATTCTTTAGCCAAACCGGAGTACTTCGGGTCTTGACGCATGATTTGCATACGTTTGAGTTCAACAGATTCCTCCGAGGAACCACTGGTGGGTCGTGAGGCAGCAGTAGCAGAAGCATCCGCACTGATCCGACGGGTCTCCAACTCGTAAGATTTCTCGTTCATAGCAGCGCGAATTTCCGCCGCCTTGAGCTTCGCCCGTTGTTCACCCTCGGTGTCCTTCTCCGCACGTGCCAGACGTGCTTCAGCTTCTGCTCTGGCGAGTTCTTGACGGAGTTTGACGAGGTTGGCTTGCGCTTCCCTACGCCCCTTCTGCTGACCTGCACGGGCTTTGACCAAACCAGTGGCAGCGCCCATCAGCGTGTCACCAAGTCGATCTGTACCCCTCATGCCCTCAAGAATTGCAGCCATGAGTTCGGGGTTCTCGAAGATGTTCTGCTCTTGTTGCGCTTCAAGTTCCCGCATCTGCTGTTCCGCAGGGTCCATCGACGCTTTCAGCATCGCGTCATAGGCTTGTCGTGCTTCAAGGACTCGGGGGTCTACCGCTGCGGTGCCCTCAACGTCCTTTGCCAACTGCTCGGTCATCCGAAGGTACTCTGCCAGTCCGCCCCTCTGCGGTGCGGCAGCATCACCAGCACCACCAGCACCGGCACCGGCACCGGTACCAGCACGGGGGGCAGGGGGGCGAGCAGGCGGAGTAGGGCCAGCGGGCGGCGTAGCCGCAGCGGCAGCGGCAAGGCCAGCGGGCGCAGCAAACGTGTCAGGACGACGGGGATCTTGGTACGCCTGAACTACTCCGGCTTGGTTTTCCCGAGCCGTGATTTTGTCCATAGCCGGTGTCAGACTATTCTGGCCAAACGCCTCTGGGATGAAAGGTAAAGGAACACCAAAAGCCCTAGGCCCCCGTGCAAGAGTGTTATATACACCAGCTAGTGCTCGAACTGGCATCGTGAATACGTCGTATCCAGCAGCAGCCAGTTTTTCTGCCGTCATGCCCATTGAGCTAAGCGCAGACAGAATACTCTGCCTGTCTTGTGCTTCTTGGCTGGTGGCTCCTTCCGCCACAAGGTCTTCATCAAGACCTTCAAGGTCATCTTCCGCCAGACCGCCGTCTCTGAACGCCACCATCCCACCACTGGCCATCCCTGGCACCGGCTGTTGCGCCTGTATCTGCTGAAGTGCCATCTTCAACTGGTCATAGATGGTAGGCGACATCTGCTGCGCCTGCGACATCGCCTGCTGACCCTGAGCAGCGCGTTCGAGATTTGCTGTCTTGACAGCCTCATTCAGCGCAAGCAGTTGTTGGAACGGCTGCGGTTGAGACGCCATCGGATTGGGGTTACGGGGGGCGATAGCCCCAAGTCCAGCGTTCATCATGGTCACTTCCCAGCCCTAGAGAAATAGTCCATCAGGTTGTACGCACCGAGCCCGCCTTGGAGCCCTGCGGAAATCGCTGACTGTCCTTCTGTGCCGGGCAGGTACGTGTTTGCACGTACCGGGAGCCCTTGCAACAGTGACGACATAAACGTCGCCGCCTCCCGAGGCGCAGCCACCGACTCCTCGAACTGCTTGAAGCCGAAGTCCAACGGCTCCTGTGCGATCCGGCGCTGCTCTTTGCCTGCGGCCAATTGATCGGCGAGGGACTTGAGTCCGTACTCGGCACCGAACTGCTGCGACTCTTCCCCGTACTTCTGCGCGGTGAGTCCTAGCGTCGCCTCACCCAACCGCTGCTCCATCGCCCGGTCGTAAGCAGACTGCAAGCCCTTGGAGCGAATGTCCCCGATCTGCGTGCCGAGATTCCTCTGGCGCTCGGCCTCCATGATGGCCTGCCTGCTGCCGCCGTAAGCCCCGGCACGGGCGAGCCGCCCCTGCTCCGCTTGGCGTGCAATGTCCGCTTCGCGTCGAGCTTCCCGAGCCTCGATGTCGGTCACCGCCGACATGTACGGCGACATGTAGTCCTGCACGGAGCCAACCTGCCCCAGGCCAGTGTTGAACTGCGTCGGGTTGTACTGACTGAGCGCACCGAGACCTGCAAAGGCCTGCGACTCCAGAGGCGAGTACCCTGCACCGTACTGACCCGTGGTGGGGTCCATCTGCCCAAACGCGAAGCGCTGGCCGGTGTAGGGCATGTACGGCATGTTCGCCGCTTCGAACCCCTTGCCCAACATGCCGTAGACGAACGGCGCGAAGTTGGGGCTCAGCGTCGACTGCGACGGATCGATGTCGGTCGGGGCGGTGGTAGTGGTAGCCATCACGCTTTCCTCTCAAGGGCACTCATCAGCCCGTACATGCGTTTGGGACCGCCAGCCTGCTGCACTGCACGTCGGGGGACGTAGGCTTCGCCGTTCGACACTCGGGCCGGAGTCTGTCCTCTGGGCCCACTGATTGTCGCTGGGATGCTGTCACTTGTGCCAGTCCCCGGACCACGAATCATGCGTGCTTGAGGCAGCGCTGCCGCCAGACCACGCGGCCCGCCAGCTCCCTTGACGGCTCGTTCGGTGAGAACGAAGCCGCCGTCTTCCATGTGGACGGGGCCACCTTGGGCAAACCCGTACACCCCCGCAGGACCGTCAACAGGTGCAGATAGTCCGTCAAACCCCGCACCTGTTGCCGGTGATACTCCGCTTTCTGGACCGCCTTCTGTAGGTGCAGACGGGGTAATTCCGTACTCGGCATAGAACGCTTCCCTGGCAATGTCGTCAGCAGAACGCGGTACTGCTATCGCATCAAGCGGCATAGCCGCTAATTCAGCGGGGGTTTTCTCTCTGCCCAGCGCATTCATCAGGCGACCATACGCAATTTCAGCGGCGTGCCCGAGGCCTCGGCCAGCGAGTCCTGTTGGACCATAACTACCCCTTGCCACCATGTCGGTCAGGACGTCGTTGATTTCCTGGTTGTATGTACCGGCACGTCCGGTAGGCGGCGTGTACTCATACCCGTAGTCGTCAATCGTCGCCTTCGTCGGCTGCGTGACACGCGGCTTCTCGGGCTCCGGCTTGGGTGCGACCGGCGCAAGGTTCGGCTCCGGGATGTCGTAGGCCAGCAGCGGGCCGTAGGGCCCCTGCGCCATGCCGTAGAGCAACGCCTTGACCGCCTCTTCCTCGTCTGCCGTGCCGCCGTTGGCGAGCCCCATGACGTCGGTGTAGCGCCCCAGGTTCTTGACCGCTTGCAGGCGGCGTGGTCCGGGCATGGCGTAGCTCACACCCCCGCCCGTAGCGGGACGAGCGCGCTCTCGGTCTTTGGCACTCGCAAGCGCCGCGAGGATGCTTACCAGTCCCTTGGATGAACCGGCAAAGTCAAAGATGGAGTCCAAAATACCCATGATGAGTCCTCACGGAAGAGTCGGTCTGGGGTCAGGCAGCGGCGCGACGAAGTTGACCGTCAGCACCGATGAGGCCCCAGCGGGGTAGGGAGAGGTTGCGGCAAACGCGTCGAGCTTGATGCTCGGTGCATGGTCGTCGATGGACGTGCGTAGCTCGATGTAGTCGCCCGCCGCCATATCAATATTAAAGTTCCAGGCTATCTCGAAATAATGGCCGTTGGCTGCGATTGTACTGATACGCGTCGAGTACGAAATGTCCGTGTTGTTACGCGCTATCCACAACGCAATTTCAGTCTTGCTACCCGTCGACGCCAAGATCTGACCACTGTACTGGAAGTTGTACACGCCGTTGACAGAAACGCTAATTCGCGACTTTGTGCTGGCAGTTCCTGAGCCCGTGCCGACGCCGGTTGCAACAAAAACCACTCCGACAGTATTAGACGCCGCGCCGATTAGCGTAAAATTTGTACTGCCTACGGACACTATGGTGTACCTGACGCCAACAACGAAAGACCCGGCAGTAACGGTTACGGCTTCTAGCGCCACCCCGTTACTCAAGTACGTGTTGTCAAACTCGACGGGATACGCGATGTCGTTGGCGGCGTAGATTTGATCCTGGGTATTGAAAAACACCCCGCTCGGGCAGTCGATGAACTGCCCGCCGTTGGGGCCGAGGATGTTGTCGAAGATGTTCGTCAATTGGTTGAAGAACAACCGCAGGACGTTGTTGTGATTGTCGAGGAACGTACGCGAGTACAACTCCGTCGGCAACGGCAATGCTGGGTTGTTGGGCTTCTTGAGAAAGTTGAAGAAGCTCATGACTTGCGCCCGCTAGGCCGCACGTCCATGCGCGGCGTACCCAGTTGCCACTGCACCCCCAGCCCGGTCGACGCAACGCGGAGCGACATCTGCCTGCCGCGCACGCGGATGTACAGGTTGCCGTCGTACGGCGTGACTGTTCCCGAGAAGCGCTCGATGCCGTTGTCCGCATCACGCTGCACGGTTGCCTCGTTGGTCAGCGCCACCGACATGTTGGCCGCAGGGCCAACATTTTCCACGCCCCGCGTGTAGCCCGAGCCCGAGTTCTGGAGCGGCAGCAGCGCCATCGTGATGGACTGATTTTCAACCGTCGCCGTCGAACCCGTGAACGTCACGTCGGGCAGCATCCGGCGCACGAACCCGAAGTTGTGCCCGTCGTCAATGTCGAATTGGGACGAGGTGATGTAGGCCTCGATGGGCGCAGCCTCTGGTGTAGACGCGTCATCGCACCCTGTCTCGTGGTTGAGCAGGCGGCGGTTGTAGTCCGCAGCGATGGGCAGGTTGGAGAGGACGCTGGCGTCGAGCCACGCGGTGCGCCCCAAGGAGCCGTAGTACCAGATGCGCTCAGCGTAGTTGAAGACCGCGTAGCGGTCGATCATTGTGGAGTTCGCAGAGCAGTAGAACCACCACACCTCGCTGAACTGCTCCACGGTAGAGGCGAAGACCTGAAGGTTCTGGTTCGCGTTGAAGTCGTCGAAGATGAACTTGCGGATGTCGCAGTTGAGCGTTTGCACGCGCCCGTCGAACATGTAGAACTTCTCATCCCCCATCCAGAAGGTGACGCCCGCCGCCACTGCCCATGCACGGTCGCTGACGATGGTGATGTTGTCCGCGAGGATCTGCGAACCCCACACGATGGGCGGGCCGAGGTACTGGAGTGAGTACAGCGCGATGTCTGTCCAGACGAGGAACTCCTGCCGAGTCTGCGCCACGGCGCGAATCTCGGAGCCCCGGGACAGTTGCAGGCTTCCGGCCTGATTCGTCGCCGCCGGGGTCCAGTTGGCTGCTGTCTCCTGATCCGACCAGCGGATCAGCATCGGGTTGAGCGCCGAGGAGCCGTAGTCCGTCGTGCCGAAGACCAACACGAAGCGAGAAGCGTCGGAGACGGCGCGGAACAAGGCCGCAGAAGGCGTGTCACTAGCACCGACAAGCGTGGAGATGTTGACGCCTCGTGCGGTAAACCCCGCCGAAGCGTCCCAGTAGTACACCCCGCCGCCCTTCGGTCCGTAGATCAAATCCTCGCCGAAGTTGTAGTGGTTCCACAGGTTGATCTGCGTAGGTACGAAAGGCGTCAAGCTGCCACCCCAGACGCCGCTGCCCCAAGTGCCGCCGCCCCAGCCCGTAAGAATACCCGGAGGTGGGTACTGAATCGGCGTGCCGATGTTGGGCTGATACTGCGCCGTGACGGAGCCGCCGCCGGGAGAGCCCGGTGATTGGTCTGTAGCATTCGCCAGCACGGGGGCGCCCGTGCTCGGGTCCCGAGCGTTGAACGTGTAGCTGTTGGCGTTGATGACCGTGGCTACTTGGTACTCCAGCTCAAGCACAGCCTGCGTCATGTTGCCGCCAAGGCCTGTGACGTTGTCGAACTGAACGTAGTCCCCTTCAAGCCGACCGTGACTGGTGTGCGCCACGGTAATGACGGCAGAGCCGTCAACCGCACTGAACGGGTTGGTCAGCGCATAGGTGTCAATTGGCGTGATGTCGTAGTACGCGCCGTAGTAGATGTAGTACTTAACCTCGGTGCCCAGACCGAGGTAGACATCCCAAGGCCAGAGCGCCCGTGCATAGCCGAGGAACTGGTCGTTGCTGACCTGCTGCCAGCCGCCGATCTTCTCAGGTTGCCCCGAGCGGAAGCGCACCTTGTCGCACTCGTACCATCCGCCTTCTGCGGAGTAGCGCGTGTTCTCCCGGAAGATACCGGACTTGAGGCGTAGCGCTTTCAGCGGCATGGTGTTACCTCAGAAACAGCGCACGCTCATCTTTGCGCCGCTTGACAAGACCCGGGAGTTCCCTACCGCCACCCTTTGTCCACTGCATGAACGCATCAGCGGCACCTCCAATATCCCCACGGTTGGCCTTCATGCGGATCTGACTACGCTGTAGATTGCCTAGCCCTGCGTTGAACGAAAAACTGACCAGAGCGTCGAAGCGCCCTTGATGACCAACACAGCCGGGAACCAGACGAAGAACACCTCGTTCAAAAGCAGCGACATCCATCGAGAATAGTTTCTCGATCTCTTCCTTGGACCAGACACGGTTGTCTTCTGGCTTGAGGGGGTATTCCTTCCTGATGAGCCCGGCATATTCATCCTTCCGAACCATAGGTAGACGGATCTGATCCTGATACAAGACATGGCCGTAGCCAATAGTCCAGATGTGCGCAGGGCACAGGTAGGGCTTTGTCCTGTAGCCCTCATACCTGTGCATCAAAGCACTCCCCTCTGGACTCACCTTCACTTCTTGCTCCACTGCCTGCTGCCGAACCAGAACCCGATGATCCCGCCCAACATCGCCATCTCGTCCTCGCTGAAAATGATCGCAGTCACGCGGATCAGGTCGTCAACGCTTTGGATCAGGCCAGGGTGCTTCCAGACATAGAGCGTCAGCGCAGCGTTGATCAGCACAAGCTCAATGATGAAGATGTAGGTCACCGTGGGGCGCACGGTCCCCACGTAGTTTGCAACCCAGCGGCTGGCTTTCTCCAACACCTTCTCGTCATGCTTGAGCGCAGCTTCGGTCATCTGCGCCTCAGTCTGCATCGCTACCTGCTCAGTGCGGATCTCCTCCATCTTGGCTTGGGCGGCATATCCCTGAGCCGCGAGCTGCAACTCGCGCTCCATCTGGACGCGGGTCAGTGCAAGTTCGTGCTTCTGATCGCTCTTGTTCTGGAAGAACTCAAGGAGCTTGGGTAGGCCGCTGATGAGCAAGCCGCCGAGGGTGGAGAAAAGACTCAGCATGTTTACCCCTTGGTCGTGATCACATCATCGCCACGCTGAACAGTGACCTTGTCACCTTCCACATTGACCTTCATGGGCGGCTCCTGCCGCTCAGGCTTGTCCAGTCGGTCGATCAGCTCCTTGATGATGGTGATCTCAGGCTTCTCTTCCTTCTTGGTCTCGTTGACGATGCCGTTGACCATCTGGATCAGAGCCATCGTGGCGGTTGCCACAAGGCCGATGACAGCAGGCAGCGCTTCGGATGCGAGGAAGGCTGACGACACCACGCCGACCAGCACCAGCAGGAAGATCCAGATGATGGCCGTCTTGCCTATGGCCTTGGCGGCAACTTCCTTGGCCGTAGCCTGGGCCTCCAGGCGGTTGAGTTCGACCTCTGCCTGGGCTTTCAAGGTCTTCAGATCAATCGGTTCCATCAGAGCAACTCCGGCTTACGAAACACACGTGCAGGAACTTTGCTGAAGTCCCCGTCCAGCCACGCGATTTGAACAGACTCTCCCACCCAAAGCCAGCACCCTGGCACACGCACCGGGGGTTGGAGGTACACCGCCCACCGAGCGCTCCCTACGCAGGGGCCTGCCTCGGCGTAGAGTTCCACTCGCGCATCGCCTTCACGGTACTCCGCTATGGGGGCAGGAGCCACTGCGAGCAGCAACGCGACGGCGAGGGCGTTCATGGGTTACTCGTACATGACATTAACGGAGCCAGCGTCGAAAGTATCTGCACTATTCACATTAGTAAAACTTAGTTGTGTCAATACGTCAGATAGTGTTTTGACGCCCGCAGAAGAAGTAGTAGATCCGGCAGTTTCAAATATGTTTGCAGACATTGTCCAAGTATTACCGTCTATATTTGTCAATACTACCATACCAGAAGTAGTAGAAGTGCTAAGGATTGTCCTAGTTATGATGAAACCTGTCGTATCTGTAGCCGCCCCAGCACCAAGCTGCGCACAAGAGGCGTAGCTGGTAGTTTCAATCCCGCCAGAATCCCCAATACGAACAAGCAAGTTATTAGATCCGCTAGTACTTACCGCAGACAACATCACCGTAATGCGCTTTACCCACGAGGGAATACCGGTAAAAGTGATCGACGTTCCAGATGTCGTAGGCTGCGCCGTCATCCGCACCAAAGCCCCGCCCCGCAGCCCAGCAGGCGTAATCGCTCGCGTCGTGTCGGTGCCCGTTTGCACCTCTGCCGTGGTGGCGAGTTCGACGACACCCTTAGCGGTATCTGAGGCGTCAGGGACAAGCGTCGACAGGTCTGCCGCCGTCCAATCCGTCCCGTCCGAATACAGCACATTTCCCAGCGTCCCAGGCGCAGGGAACACCGACAGCCCCGTCCCCCCGTTCGCCGCCGGCAACACCCCAGTCACGTCCGTCGTCAAGTCGACCTTGCCCCAAGCAGGCGCGGTACCCACACCCCCGGCACGCAGCACGTTGCCCGTGGCAACACTGGCGAGCTTGGCAAGCGTCGTGGTTGTGCCCGCGTACAGCAGATCGCCCACAGCGTAGCTGCTCTGCCCAGTGCCCCCAGAGGTCGCGGCAAGAGCGGTTCCAAGGGTCAGCGACCCAAGGTGGTCAAAGGCGTAAAGGATGTCTGTACCGTCGCTGTATAACGGCACCTTCTTTCCCTGCGGGACGAGCACACCTGCGGTGGCCTGAAAAGAAAGCGTGTAAGCGCCAGAGGTGTTGTTATGAACAAAATACAGCTTGCTGTTGGTAGGGACCGTGACCGTGCGGTTTGCGGGGAGCGTACCCCCTACAACAATAAACATGTTGCGGGCATCGTTTACGCTTTGTGCGCCGTCGTCAATGGTCATCGACACATTGCCTGCCGTAACGTCGACAGTCTCAACACCGGAAACCGCCACATCCACCAGCGCCGTGATCCCGTTGTTGACCGTCGTACCCCAACCTGTAGAACTCAAGGCAGGCTGGGTCAGTCGCAGATTCGTGGTGAACGTCGTCATGATGACCTCAAGTTTGGATCTCGACCCAGTTCGGGCCCTGCGCGTCGTTGATCTGCACCCATCCCGGGGACTGCGCGTCGGTGACTTGTACCCAACCCGCAGACTGCGCGTCGTTCACGCTCGTCCAGCCCGCAGACTGCGCATCTACCACATTCTGCCAGTTTGCGCTCTGGGTGTCATCTATCGGATTCCAGAGGTAGCCCCCAACGACGACGTCGGTGATCGCGCCGGTCTCGCTGAGCGAGACATTGAAGGTCGAACCGGCCACGGCAGGAGTGCCCTGCCCAATCGCCGAGGCGCTGAAGCTCGCGTTGAAGGTCGACGCTGCGACAGCAGGGGCGTCAAGCCCCGAGGCCGTCTCACTGACCGAAGAGACGAAGATGACGAGCACGGAGGTAGCGTCGGAGCCCGTTGCAAGCTCGGCCACAGCCGTGGCAAACACCATCTGCGCGGCCAGCGCATCGGCGGCTGTAGCCGTGTCGGAGAAAGACACCGGGAACACCATCAGTGCCGCAGGTACATCCTGCGCCTGCACCGTCTCGTTCAAGACCGCACCGAAGGTCGACGCCGCAACAGCCGGGATATCCAGTGCCAGGGCAAGCTCCTGCACTGCTGGATTGAAGATCGACGCTGCTACGGCGGCGGTGTCGCTGAGCGTTGCCGTCTCGCTGAGGGACGTGGCGAAGGACATCTGCGCGGCGAGGGCATCCGCGCCCGTGGCGGTGTCCGAAAAAGACACCGGGAAGATCACCACCGCCGCAGGAGCATCCGCACCCGTGACCGTATCACTGAGCGCCGCGCCGAAGGCCGAGGCCGCTACCGAGGGCAGATCGAAAAGGGTTGCCGTGTCAGACAGGCTCGAACCGAAGACCGAACCCGCTGCATCTGGCGCGTCCGTACCTACAACGATGTCCGAAACCTCGGCGCTAAACGACGACGCGAGAACTACAACTGCGTCAGTGCCTGTTACTGTATCCGTGAAGCTGGGGGTAAAGACCGACGCAGCGACAACGAAAGCATCAGCACCTGTAGCCGATTCAGAAACAACCGTTAGAACTGCATACCCAGCGGCAATCCCATCGGACGCTACGGCGGTGTCGGCAAATGATGACGTGAAGTCCACCAGGGTAGTGGGAGAATCTACAAGAGATGCCGCGTCAGAAAGAGCAACGCTAAGACTCGCCGTAACGGTAAGCGTATCTTGTATACCAGCAGTTTCAGCGGTTTGGGCGCCGAAAACAGACGCGACTACCGACGAAGCATCCGCACCCGTGGCGGTGTCAGAGAAGGCGGCGCCGAGCGTTGCAACTGCGCTGAAGGTATCCGCACCTGTGGCCGTGTCGGAGAGTGATACAGCGAACACAAGCCCTGCGGAAATGGCATCCGCACCCGTAGCGGTGTCGGAAAGCGATACGGCGAACACAAGGCCTGCGGAAATGGTGTCTGAACCAGTGGTGGTGTCGGTCAACGAGGCGTTGAAGGTCGCCGTGGCAGACGTTGTGTCCTGACCGGTAGCTGTTTCGCTCAGTAGTGTGTTGAACGTTGAGCCAGCAACAGTTGCCGTATCAGAGCCGGTAGCGCTCTCAGAAGTTGCAGAAAGGAAAATGCACGCCGCACTTAGCGCATCGTCGCCCGTGGCGGTGTCGGAGAAGGAGACGTTGAACGTCGTGCCGCCTGCGGCCTCGAACAGCCAGCCCAGCGAGCCGTTGTTGGTCGAGTTGGCCCCGGCGTACCACGTGGTGTTCAGATCGTAGGCGCGGATGCCGGTGATCGTCAGGTAGTCAGGCGTGGTCACCGTGCCCGAGGTTAGCACCAGCGTCGCAGGGGAGGCGGCAGACGTACCCGTCAGCGTCAACACTCTTCCGGCTTCACCAGCAGCGGTGAAATTGCCTACACGCTGCGTTGTGGTGCCGAAGGCGATGGTGGTGGCACCAGTGGCCTTGTAGGTGTTGGTGATGTTGGCGAAGGTGTTGTTGCCGCTGATGGTGAGAGTGCCTGCGCCGCCTTGGTTGAGGGTGATGCCGCTGTAGGAGGCGCTGCCGCCTGCGAAGGTTTTGGCTGATGCGGAGGTGAGGCTGATGGTGCCGGTTCCGGTGACGGTGAGGTTGGTGGAGGTACTCGCGTCCACCGCATTTCCTGAACCCGCAATAGTCCATGTTCCTGAACCTATGCCAACGGTTCTTGTGCTTGAAGTAAACGAACGCAACGACGAAGTAGCTCCAGATAGCGTCACATTGTATGTAACTGCATTAAACGTTCCAGCACTTATTATTAGTGCAGTTGCTGAATTAAAATTTGTTTGAAAGGCATCTTGTAGCGTCACAGAACCTGTAGGATTGTCAATGGTAAAACCTTGTGTAAATATCTTTCCGGCGCTAGTTATTGTTTGACTACCACGGCCCACAAAAATCAATGTGCCAGTTCCCGTCAACGTCGTGCCTGTACCATTGATCCAGTTGCCGTAGATTGTGGCCCCCGCCGCCGCCCCCAACGTCATCGTATTCGTCGTCCTAGCCGACATGTCGATGGTGCCGATGTTGTAGTCTTGGTTGACGGTGATGGTGGCTCCGCTGTTCAGCCCTGTAGCTTCAAAAAAGCAGGTGTCCTGTGCCAACGGGAAGTCGTTGATGTTTGGTGTGCCGCCGCTTGACGTAGCCCAGCCGATAGAGCCGCCCCAGTTGCCGCCAGCAGCAAGGTTCCAATACTTGTTCGCCGCAGCCGTGAACGTGATGCCGCTGTTGCCCTTGCAATCGCCAATGCGTGTCCCCGTTGCTGGCGCTGCTACACCGGCTATGGTGATGTCTCTGAAGTCAACGTCAGTGAGGCTGACAGCCGCGCAGGTCAATGTGCGTGTGGTGCCGATGATGTTAGAGCGAACGATGTGACGCCTCGTGGCGTTGGTGCCTGCTGAGCAGGTGAAGGTGCCTGTGATGGTCTGGTTGGCTGTGACGCTGATGATCTTCAAGCCAGTAGAGGTGATGCCGGTGAAGGACAGGTCGTTGAAGGTGTTGGCTCCGTTGAGGGTGACGGTGCCTGCGGATGTGTTAGTAAATGCAACGTTATAGAAGGTTTTGCCATTTCCTGAAAAGGTTGGGTTGCTTCCAGTGCAGTTAATTTGCGCAGTTCCGGCAACAATCGTAAGATCAGCAGATGTAGTTTCCGTAGTTCCAAACGCAAATGCGCCACTACTACCAGAAGTCGTTATAGTCCCGGACCCAAAGTCAAAGGTTCTTATATTAGAAGAACTGCAGGTAATTCCCCCACATGTCAAATTGTACGTTACACAATCAAAAACTCCATTAACTAACGTAAAGCCCCCTACTGTGCTCAAATCTAAAGCACTACCCAACACCCATTCACACCCAACCCCATCCAGCGTAATGGACGATGCCAACGCAACGCCATTAGTCGTCAACGTCAACCCCGACGTAGACCCTGACAGCGTGATAGCGCCTGTGTACGTCCGCGTCAACCCCGTCGCAGGCAGCGTCACGTTGCCGTGAATGCCAACAATAGCTGTGCTGCCTGCCAGCGTCACGTTGCCCACCAACGGGCCTGCAATGGTGAGGGCTTTGCAGCGAATGCCGCCAGTGACAGCGTTCACCGTGGCTGTGTAGGCTGTGGCGTTGGACAGGCTGTCGAAGACAACATCATCATGGCTGCGTGGCACAGCAGCGCCAGAAGCGCCGCCAGACGACGTAGACCAACGAGCGGTGTCGCTCCAGTTGCCTGTGCCACCAACCCAATAGCGCGTGCTGTCAGCAGGCTTGGCTGTGCGGTAAACAGGCGCTGCCGCCGTGCCTGTGCTGTTGGCACCAGCGTAGAACTCACCAGGGCTTGTGGCAGCAAAGCCAATGCTGCCCATAGCAAGGTAGTCAATGCTGTCTGTGCAAGCTCCAGCGAGGATGTGGGCAGTGCCTGTGCCGGTGAGGGTGACGACGTTGCCTACTGTACCCGTCACCGTCCATTTGCCGAAGGTCTGCGTTGTGGTGCCAAGGGCAATGGTGTGGGCTACGGTTTTGGTGGAGGCGAGTTCGGTGAATTGGTTGTTGCCGGTGATGGTGAGAGTGGACGTGCCGGTGGTGCCGCCGATGGTGAGTTTGTTGTAGGAGAGACCGCCGCCTGCGAAGGTGCGGGCGGTGGTGCTGGTGTCGGACAGAACGATGTCTGCAGTACCTTTGTAGAAAGCTGTTGGGGGAGCAGTAGTTTGATAATTCCAAACTGAACCAGTGCCTGATAACGTCCATGTACCAGACCCCATTTTTAATATAGTACCTATATTTGTGTTCTGAGAAAAAAGACCTGTCGTGACGTTGTACGTCACAGCATCAAATGTGCCAGATGTGAGCGTCAGGGTCGTAGCTGCCGATAAATCAAGAGCGTCCCCTAATTGAACAGTCCCAACGTCACAATCTATTGTAAAGCCCCAGCCGCCAAAAGAAACGCCGTTGCTGGTAATGGTCTGCGTGGTTCTCCCAGATAAAAACACTGTTCGAGCGCCACCAAAAGTGAGGCCAGTTCCAGAAGTCAAAGACCCGTAAAAAGTTGGGTTTTGCCCTAGCCCCACGCTTAGCGTCATAGCCGTCGTGCGGGTCGACGTATCAAGTGTGCCTACGTTGAACGTCTGAACCGTCACCGTCCCAGCAGAGCCAGTGTTGTCAAACACAGCCGTGTCCTGCGCCAACGGGAAGTTGTTGATGTCTGGACTGCCTCCAGAGCCCGGTGCCCAAGCCGTTGCAGACCAGTTCTGCGCCCCTGCAAGGTTCCAATACACCGTCTTCGCCGCAGGGAAGGTGATGCCGCTGTTGCCGCCACAGTCGCCTGCACGGGTCGGAGAAGAGCCTGCTGCGGTGCCTGCAATGGTGATGTCGCGGAAGTCGCAATCGTCGGCACTGAGCGTGCCGACTGTGAGGGTGCGGGTGGTGCCGAGGGTGTTGGAGCGGACGAAGATGCGACGGACGGCTGTGGCACCGGCGACGGTGAGGGTGCCGGTGATGGTTTGGTTTCCAACCAAAGCTAATTGTGTTAAACCAGCAGAAGTGGAGGCAGTTAATGTTAAATTATTAAATGTATTTGTACCTATTACGCTGTGGGTAAGCAAACTTGAGGAAGCTCCTGTAAAAGACACATTATAAAGTGTCAGTCCACCGGCATCTAAGGTTATATTGGAAGCCGTCGAAGACATATTTAATTGCGATGTCCCCGCATTAAATGTCAAGTTTACTATGACAGATGTATTAAAAGCAACTCCTGTTCCACTCAACGTCACCGTACTCGACCCCAATGTTATCGCCCTGACGTTGCTGTTGCTGGACGCCAGAGAGCCTGCGGTGACGTTGTAGTTCTTGGTGTCGAAGGTGCCGTTGGTGATGGTGAGGTTGTTACCAGAAACACTAAACGCATCTCCAAGCTCAACCCTGCCTCCATACGAGTCAATTACCAAATTGCTGTTAAAAGCTTTCCCAGCGCTGGTAACGGTTTGGATGTTGCGGCCTGAGAATGTTATTGTGCCGTTATAGCTTAATGTGACGGCGGAGGATAGCGTCAAATCCCCATAAAATGTCATTGAGTTACTGCCACCCAATGTAAAAGCATTTGTTCTTGTCTGCGTTGACAGCGCACCAGTGTATGAAAACGCGGAATCTATCGTCACCGTAGCCGACGTATTCAACCCCGTGTTCTCAATGACAGCGGTATCCTGCGCCAATGGGAAGTTGTCTGTGCTGACACCAGCACCAGAGCTTGCAGCCCAAGCGTTGGCAGACCAGTTGCCGCCAGCAGCCAAGTTCCAATACACCGTCTTCGGCGTGTCGAAGGTGATGCCTCTGCAGCCTCTCAAGTCGCCAACACGCGTGCCGCTGATGGGCGCGGCTGTGCCGATGACGTAGATGTCTCGGAAGTCTGCGTCGGTCAGGCTCGGTGTGGCGTTGATGGTGAGGGTTTGGGCGATGCCGTAGGTGACGCCTCTGAACCAGACTCTGCGGTTACCTGCGGTGCCGCTGGTGGAGAGGGTGCCGTTGATGGTTTGGCGGGAGTCGAAGGTGACTTGACGGACGCCTGCGGACGCCTGTGCGGCTACTGTAAAATCATTAAATGTATTGATACCTCTAATATCAATTCCAGAGCCACCCGCCGCAAATGCTACATTATAAAACGTAACCCCTGTAGCAGAAGCAGCGCCGCCAGCAATAGTCGGACCCGCCGCTGTTGCATTAATTGTAGAAGTTCCCGCGTTAAAAGTAAGATTTGTGTTTGTTGAAAATCCTATAGGAGTAGAGCCACTTAAAGTAAGTGTAGACGAACCCAGAGTAATAGTTCGGACATTGCTGTTGGCTGAAGAAATAACAGATGCTGTGAGATTATAGTTTGCAGTATCAAGGGTTCCTTGAGTCACAGTAAGTGTATTACCGCCAATATTCAGCGCACCCCCCAATGTCACCGTGATACCGCTACCACTGATATTAACAGGACCAAACGTCTTGCCTGCGCTGGTCAAGGTTCCTGTACCATTCAGCGTCATCGTACCGTTGTAAGTAAACGTCATGCCCGCATCAAGCGTGACGCTACCAGAGACGATAATGACGGCATTACCTGCCAACGTCCCCGTAAACCCTGTGCAGTTGATGGACTTGGCACCAGTGTTGCCGCTGGAGATGGTGCAGGTGCCGGAGGACAGATTCGTGAAGAACACATCATCAGCGCTGGTAGGAACGCTTGCCCCGCCACCGCCGCCAGACGTAGTTGACCACTTGGTTCCGGCAGTGCCATCCCAAGCTGCTGTACCACCAACCCAGTACCTGTCAGCCATCTCTTACGCCTTCACGTAGCGAACACCGTCAATCTCGATGTACTCTGGCTCAGGCTCAGCCTCAACAGGCGGCGCTGTCACCACGGCAATCCAATTGTCTCGGCGCTGCTCCTTCATCGCCTCAATCTCAGCTTCGCTGAAACCGTGATCGTCAGGCAGATGAAGAGCGTCAGCAAACTTGCCGTGAGGAGTGTCGAAGGAGAAGTCAATTTTGATCATGGCTTGAAAGCAAAACACCCGCCTAGACGGGTGCCTTTTTCAGAGTTGTTGAAGATCAAGCAGCATCGAGGCTGAAGGTATACGATACATTCAATGTGTCCCCGCTAGTCACCGTTCGGTCACCCGGCGCGGCAAAATCCGCTGCCGAGAAGAGCGTTCCCGTCGTCCCGCCCTTGGTGTCATTAGACGTCAAGAACGCACCGCCAATCGTGGCGGAAGCGTTGATGTTGAACGAAGCAGGGGAGCCCGTGTTGTCGATCACCGAAGGGTCTGCCGTCGTAGCCGTACCGAACGTGCAAGTGGGGCGTGTGGCATTGCTGTACCCCGTCTCCTCCGTCCAGCCCGCGTGGCTGGCCATCGTGTTACCCGCAGCGGGGTTGTTGGACGAGGCCGCACCGTACAGGCCGATATACCAAGTAGTGATCTGAGAACCACCACCCAAGGCCGCTTCGTTCATGTAGAACAGCCCCTCGTTTACAACGAGGTTGTGAGACTGCGTCTCCCACTTCAGATTACCTTGAGGGTCGTAGCAAGCGATCTTGAAGACGCCGCCAGCCTTAGACTTGTTCAACATGATGAGTTCCTTATGCAAAGCGCAACAGCGCGGAAGCGGCTGTTGCCGCAGGGAGTTGAATGGTGAAAGTACCTGACGCCGTCTTGTCCGCACCGAAGTCCAGCACCGCGATAGCGCGGTTGGCCTTGGTCTCGTTGTAGATCAGCCCGCCCCGGCAGACAAAGGATGCCCCTGACCACACGGGATTGTTGAACGTGACGTAGGCCGTCGTACCGGAGAGGAGGACTTGGACATTGACGAGGGGGATACCGCCAGGGTTGTAGCCGGTACCGGTCACTTGCCCTGCTGTTGCCACGTTGTACGCGGTCGTAGCCTGACTCAGATCAGCCGCAGCGGTGTAGAGCGCGAGCTTCAGCGTGTCAGTGTCGAGGTCGTGGACGCCCAGCCAAGACTCCTGCTTGAACGACGAACACATGCCTTGGAGGATAGCCATTTACTTCACCGGATTCCGTACTTGGCCACTGCGGTAGGCATCCATGCGGTTCTTGCCGTCACCCAAGTTCTTGAGCAGCAGGAACGACTCATTGAACTGGTTCTGGTACATCGTCATGATGTCCGCCTCTTCCTTCATGAACCGACCCGCTTCAACCATGACCGCGTTGAACAGCACCGACTCAAAGTTGTCGCCAATCCATGACGTACCCGCAGTAGCGATGCTCTCGGGGTAGTAGAAGTAGTGCAGCTCCGCCTTGTACCCCGCCACAGGTGTCGGGCCCAGGATGAACGTCAGCTCGGTCGGCAGGTTGTACACCGGGCCGAAGAGCGCGTAATAGCGCGGCACGCCCGTCGTCGCCGGGTTCGGGTACGACTCCCGAATGAAGTTGACGTCCTTGTTCAGCAGGAACGTGTACTCACCGCCTGCTGCGGGGAAGACTGCCAAGGAGAAGACCGACAAGAAGTCGTTGGGGGCGGCGAGGTACTGGTTGCCCGCGCTCAGGTCCCCGGTCATGTTCTTCCGCAGCGACGGTAGCTGGACGCTGTTGTAGATCTTGTTCTCGGCCAGCTTCGTCAGCGTGGCAAAGTCCACGTCCGTGAACGTGTTCTCGACGCTATCCTCAACAGCGGTCTTGAGCTGGGTGTAGTTCACGCCATCGGTCCTCGGGCCATGAAGCCCTTGGTCTGAGCCTTGCCACCCCGGACCTTGATCCCGGAGGTCTTCACCGGCGGGCAGGGGGCGGTCGACTCAGCACCGACAACAAGGCGCAAGGGAGTGCGCTCAGCGACGCCCACAACGGGCGTAGGGACCGGCTTGGCCTTCATCATGGGTTCACCCCTTCTTGCGCCCGACCGGGCCTTGGTTGCGTGCGCGGGCCATGTTGCGGCCCATATCCTGCGCCATTTTCGTGGTGACACCGCCCTGGGCGAGCTTCGCGCCGGGGCCGTGCGCCACACCAGCGGGCTTCTTGGCATGCGCCCGGAGGGCCTTCATCGCGTCTTTCATCTTGAACTCCTTCGGGCTGCGCCCGCTTGAATGATACCGCTGACCAGCGGTTTAGGGAACTGGGAGGTAGTTGATGCGGACTGCTCCGCCGCCACCGCTACCCGAATTTGCAACAACACCGCCTGCGCCGACAACAACAGGATACGTAGTTCCGGGGGTGACTGTCAGGAATGTCCAGCGAAGTCCACCACCGCCGCCACCGCCACCAGCCGACGCTGATAAACCAGAACCGCCACCACCACCGCCGTACAACGCCCCGTTCTGACCTACAGAGGTTTCTCCGCCAGAACCCCCTCCGCCGAATCCGCCCCCTGTGCCGTTTGCGCCCTGCCCACTCAGACCTACGCCACCGCCACCAACTCCGTATGAAAGAAACGCGCCGCCGCCGCCCGCGCCGCCGCCAGTCCCTGCAACTCCGCCAAGACCAAGATAGCTGCCGCCATTTCCACCGTTACCTGCGTACCCGCCCGCCCCGCCACCGCCGCCAGAAAAAATACTTACCCTGTTACTGCCTGCACCGCCGTTACCGCCAAAGACAGTTGCGCTTAACGTAGTGCCCGTCCCTCCTGCACCGCCGCCAGTACTTGCCCCCGCGCCGCCGCCACCCGCAAAAAACGTGTCAAAACTAGACGCAACTCCCGGATTTCCAGTACCCGCAACAGGTCCGCCACTTCCTCCGCCGCCAACACACAAGACATACACCTGCGTGACACCTACCGGAGCCGTCCAAGCGTACGTACCGGGCGTGGTAAAGAGTACGGAAGTCCACGGCGCAAAAGTCACCTGACCAACCTGTCCTACACCAACAAGCGTATTCGGTGTCAACGGATCAGTGAAGTCTCTCGCACCGCCAATCGGAGCCCAACCCCACTGGATGACCAGCATCCCTTCGCTGACGTTGTTCAACGCGTTGACACCGGACTGGAACCAAGTGTTGGTGTCCGGACGGGGGTTGCGAATAGCCTGCGGGTCTGCAATCGGGTACATACCCAACTGCAACTGCGGCTGATCCGGCGTCCAGCACTGCGGACAAGCTTTGATCTGTGTCTCTTTCGTCTTGACGACGAGGTTCTTCAGTCGCTTCAGGTCAAAGCGAAAGCCACAGACGTCGCAAAAGCCGAACGCCTTTCTTCCGTTTGCGAAGCGGTTAGACATGACAACTCAGGAAATGAATTGTTGCCTTGGGACGAACCGCACTGCTGCCTTCTCGCGGTCCTCTGAACTGGCGCGGTCCCAATCAGCGTCGTACTGCTCCTTAAGGACAGGGAGACGGTCGATAGCACCGGGGATCTTGAGGCCCAAGTAGTACGCCAAACCAGAGACCAAACACGGGAGGAAGCGGAAGGGGATGTCCTGCGT